TTACTATTCATCACACCACAGTCAGTTAAAGAAAACTCTCAGTCAGTTTTTGATAAAAAACGTGAAGACGCATTAAAAGAAAAACAGAGATTAGAATTGAAAAAAGTAACTGAGCAAAGAAAAATAAAAGCAGAAAAAGATTTAAAGAGTAAGAAAACATTTACTTCAGAAAGTTTATTAAAAGAAAAGAAACCTAAGTTTAGATTATCTGCGAGTGCTAAAAAATTAACAGAGCCTAAAGAAGTTTCTAAACCTATCATAACAGCTAAATCAGGTGTTAGGAAAAATATAGCTACTTTCAGGAGTAGGTTGAAAAAGATTGGTAGGTCATTAGGAGATAAATAATATACGTAATAATACAATATGAAAAACAAAGTAATTACTACAGAGTTATACAAACTGAAAATTTTGTTAGAATCTAAGTCACTAAATAAAGATGATGTTTCTAAAAAATTATCAAAATTTTGGGGAGAAGAAGTAAACATATACTTCAATATTAAAACAAATTTATTAAGCCCAAAAAAACAAAAAGATACTTTAAATAATGAAAAAGTACCTCATAAGATAGCTTCAATCTACTTAGACACTAAAAAGAATATAGTCGTAGCAATGACATGCAAACATCCTGATATAGCATCTAGGAGAGCATTTATATATGATTTTGAGAAAGATTACTTTAAATTAGACCTTTACAATTGGAATGATGATAGTTATGAATTCGTAGGTGTTGATAGGAACGCTGTAAAACTACTTATCAAAATTGCTATGAGTATTAATCAATATTCTAAAATTACCGAAAAGAATATATTACAAGGTGATTCTTTTAATGTATTTTAAAAATATATAATGGCTTATTTAAATGCAAATATACCAACTGTTACCTGTTTAATCAGGAATCAGTTTTTATTTAATCATAAATCAGGATTTAATGAATATACTCTAGCCGATGTACATTCTGTTGCATCTATACAAAAAAGAGTTCCGTTATTTGAAGCTTTTTTAGATAATGGAGTTAATTGGACACGAAGACCTATCCACTCCTTCGTATGGAAGGAAGGAGCTGAAGTATTACCACTATCTGAACATATGTATTGGGATTGCTTTTCATCTTACATAGATGTAAATGTAAGAGAAAGATTAGCAGGTCTCAGAGCTGATTTAATATCTATAAGTGGCGTTAAACGTTCAGGAACTTATATGTTCACACTTGATTGGTCTCATGAAAACCGAAATGTTATCGATACTAACTTTTCTGAAACTCCTGAGCATAAATGTGGTCATTTTTTTAAAATGGATAACGGTAACTATTTTATATATCCCAATAATAGAATTATATGGATGGACACTGCTTGGACTTATAATAGGATAGATAAGAATCCCGGCTATAAGATAGATATGAATATCTACTCAGTCGAGAACATGAGCGGATACGAAACAGATTATAACTACATAACTAATTTCTCAAAAGATGGAAAAGACTGATGTTATTTATAATATACTAAATAATACAAAATTAAAATTAAAACCATCTAAGGTATGCAATGGAGTTGGAGTATTTAGTATTTGCAAAATCAAAAAAGACGAGAAACTATTTTCAGATGTAAATTCTGATACAACATATATATATTGGGATGAGATTAAAGATATACCGCAATCTACTAAATCTTATTTAAGGAGTATAGTAAACTGTGATGATATTGGAATCTATTTATCAAGAACACCTAATAATATAAATCTAGCATATTATGTAAATCATTCAAATAATCCAAATGTATATCACAATTTAGATACAGATGAATTCCATGCTATATGTGATATAGATGAAGATGTAGAACTTGTATCAACTTATAGTGATTCTGAAATTGATTGGAAATAGATATTCTACTTCCAAAATTTTATATTTATAATAAAAACATATCATGAAATTAGAAGAATATATTTTATCCAATCTAAAAAATTTTTACGCAGATACTGAAGACGTATCAAGTTTTTTGGAAGATGACTACGAGTCCGAAATGGCTAAGTCACAAATTAAAAGTGTAGTTCAAAACTCGTATGAAATTTATAGCAATTTACAAAACGTTACAGATTTACCATCATGGGTTCAATCTAAAATAACTTTGGCAGCTGACTATATAACTACAGTAAATGATTATTTTAAAGGTATAGAGCATGATTAAATTACATAGTTTAGCAAAACAAATACTACTAGAAAAGATTGACATACGAAAAGATTGGTTCGATGTTACTAATTATTTAGAAAAATATTTGGTAGGTGACAATATAGACCAAAAGCAAACAAACCTAGATAGTCTTTCAGATGATGCTTATGCTGACATAGTTTTAGATAATGATGGTTATACAGGTGAGTTTGAAAAACCTTTAAAAAAATGGATTCGCAGAATATTATCAGCAAATAAATATCCTGAGTATTTAAACGAAATTCCGAGAGGAGACAAAGTTAAAGTGTATAAAGAATTGTATAGCATTATAAGCAACGCTATTATCGCAAAAGATTCAGAAAAACTGAATATTTAATATATGATTAAGTTAAGACCAACCATAACATTCTTAGTAGGCCCTCCCGCATCAGGTAAAAGCACATGGGTATCAAAAAATTCGGGAGATGCCACAATAATATCAAGAGACGATATCCTAGACAAACTAAGAAAGGATTATAATTTATCCTATGTAGAATCATTCTCAAACCAAGAACTACAAAATAAAGTAAATTCAGAACTTAATAATCATATAGCAAAATCATTAAAATCTATTAAAGATATAATAGTAGATATGACTAATATGAATAAACGTTCAAGGTCATTTATATTAAACAAAGTACCTGATATCTATACAAAGAATGCCGTAGTATTCAATGTTCCAAAACCTGAATTATTGCGTAGACTTAAGAAAAGAGAAATGGAAACAGGTAAAAGTATTCCACTACATGTTGTAGATAGCTTTATAGATAGCTATGAAAAACCAACAAATTCAGAATTTGATAACATTATTTATAATTAATAAACTATTTATATAAAATAAATCTAATGAAAAAAATACAAAAATTACAAGTAACTTTAAACGAGGTTAAAAGAATGCAGCAATTGGCGGGTATAGAACCTCTAAATGAATTGAGTGCAGGTTTAAGAAATAGAGCTGCTATAAAAGCTCGTGATAGAGGTGGGAAAGTTAATATGGTAGGACAATCTAAATCTGAATCAATTTTTGAAATACCAAAGAAATATCAGGACATAGCATACAAGATAGCAGAATCAATTAGTACTTACTTTACTGATTTAGTATTCACGAGTCCTAAAGGCGTAAAGGATTGTAAAGTTAATATAGTTAATCCATATTTAATTAAAGATGCTACAGCAAGTAAAGATGTCTATATAGACCTTTCATTTTATTCAACAGATGTTTATAATAATACTGCTGAGAAAAAATATAAACTAAAAGAAACTTTTGCATTATATAGAATGTATATGAGAAAGAAGTTTTTTGGGCTATCCTCTAAAATAGAAGAATCTACTTCCGATTCATTTTCAGAATATATTGCTAAATGTAAATTGAATGGTACAGACAGGATGCCTAGTAATAGTAATGGGGAGAGTGTTAGTGGCATAGATAATGAAATAAAGTCATTACTAAACAAACTAAAATCAGAGTTAGGTGCTAAGATTACCGAAGCTTCTAATAATGCAACCGCTGTTGGGAAGACTGTATTTTCAGATGGAAAAGGTAAATTATTTTTTGGATACTATAATGAAGACGGTTCTGTTCATTTTGTAGATTTCAAAAAATGGGAAAAGTTATCAATGAAAGATGTATCGAAAGGTGATACAAATAAAAATAAAGTAATAGATTCTATTTTGAGAAACCAAAAACAATTTAACAAAAAAGTTGATTTCAATATGTGGTCTAAAAAGACCAATCCATCGTTTGAAGATAAAATGGATTACTTCATTAAAAATGGTTGGATTTCAAATATTAGTAAAGCAGGTATTGTAACTGAGGTTAAGGATACTAAAAAATGGACACCTAAAATTCAAAAAGATTTTGATAAATGGAGAAAAAGTGATAATGTAGTTAAGAATTCTGATGGTACATACTCAACACAAGACGCTCAATGGCGTAATAAATTAAAAGATTTAGAGGAATTAAAACAATATTTTACTAAAGAATTTGTAGATTAATGAAAAAAATACAAAAATTACAAGTAACCTTAAATGAGGTCTCCCGAATGCAGCAATTGGCGGGTATCATACCACTAAATGAAAATGGTATAAGTGAGATTGCAGTATCTAGGAAAGGCGTAAAATTATTTCATAAAGATTTCGAAAGTGCGTTAGAAGCTGTCATTGATTATGCAAAAAAACGAGGATACGATGTTGATGAAACAGAAGCTAAAATAAAAGGTGAAACTATAGATTACCCTAATAGACTTGGAAAATATTATGAAACATATATAAACTTAAAAAAGAATGGTAAGATACAACCTAAGTATTTAGTGTTCGGTGTAATGTATACAAAACCATCAAATTTAAATCCTATTAGTCAAGTTAAATTAAATTTTGATATTAAAACAGTTAAAGATTTGGGATATGACCATTTTAGAAAAGATGATTTGACTCCTGAAGAATTAGCTATAGAAAAACAAAAAAATAAAGAATTGGATGATTATTACTATGCTCCCATGACTACAAAAAAGAAACCAAGTTTTTTATCAAGGGTTTTTGGTAAGAAGTAAAACTTAAAAATAACTACATTACATATGATAAAATTTTGTGGATACGATTGGATTACTGAGGAAAGATGGGGTAAGATTCATCCCGAAAAATCATATGTATGGTATGACGAATCAGCTGTAGTATGTAAGAGTGATACTGAAATATCACTACTATCCAAGTATTCTCCAAAATATTTTGAAGATATTGATGTAGAATCAAAAATGGGTATAGGATTAATATCTTGTACTCATAAATTTGATTATGGTAGATTCGATTTAGAAGCAATGCTTCCCGACTTACCATTTAGTTGGGCAGCATTTTGGATGTGGTCTTGGTCAGATTGGCCTCCCGAAATAGATGTATTCGAAGCATATTCCGATAAAAATGGAAGTTATGAATTATCTAAATGGTCTAAATTTTTCAAAAAACAAAATAGTAGATTAGAATCAAATGTTCATGTTAGAAAAGATGGAGTTAAACTTGATTTTCCTAAGAAACCTAATAAGTTTTCTGATACAGATTTAAGATATGAATTCAATAAGTATTCAGTAGTATGGCTTCCTGAAAGTATTAGTTTCTATATAAATGATAAATTAATAAGAATTATAGATGACTATGATATCGTTTCTAGATTCGCAAATCACAAATTGAATGTTGTAATTAACAATAGTTTATATGACGTGCATTTAATTCATAAAATAAAAGTTGGGGAGATGACAATCAAAAACTTCAAGTACACCTCTCTATCATAACCTTAAATACTTAAAAAATGGCAGAGAATTTAGATAAAAAGATAATTCTTAGAAAAGCTAATGATGATTTAGACCCTATTGAAATAGATATCGAAAAACATTTTTTTGACCAAGCTGCAAAAAGAGGTATATCTGAAGAAGATATTGTAGAGTTTTTTGATAAACTAGGTGATAAGAAATCTATATTTTTAGATTTTATAAGAAAACATTTTGAGATAGTTGTTAAAGATAAAAAAACTAAATTGAATGTTCCTTTCATAGCACATAATAGAAGTAAGAAGGTTAGCGGTGCTACAGCTAAAACTATTATGGATAAGGATGATTTCAAGACTACGAATAAGATTATGACCATATCTGAAAATAATAGATTAATGGAAACATTTATGTATAAATTTAAAAATTCAGATACTGATACTAAAAAATTAATTATACAAAAAATTGTAGAGTACTATAATAGATTTTAATATTAATGTGGAATCTATTCAAAGCACAGTTAATAGCTGAGTATACTTCAACAACCTACAACTTTGCAGATTTGGTTAAAGTTGGCAGACACGGAAGGTATGCTGAGAATCTATATAAACTTCATTTTGACATATCATCAGGAGGTAGGATGGTTGCAAGACCTGATATACCTAAGTTTTTCGAAGCAGCATCGATGATATATTGTAGTCAAAATAGATTCAACTTCAATGCTACTAGTAATTTATTGTCAAGTCAATTGGCAATAGACCATACGTATTATTGGGTTGCTAGGATTATTGATAGTCCATTGGCTACGATTATCACCATCTTCCCCGGCATTTGGACTAATGCCTTCTTCTCCCCAAACTTCGGATACGGAGCACGGGTTTGGGTAGATGCCGTATCCCTATCCATGTACCTCCAAAAGACAACAGTAATCGGGATTCGAATAAGTAAAACACCTCCCTTCCTAGTCACACCATGGTCAGGATTTATGTTCAAAAGTTTAGATGGTGGTGTAACAGCTGCCTCATTCATGCAATCACTATCAAGTGTAATACAATCTCAAATAAGTTTAATGAGTTCCATCGTATACCAAGGAGATTCTTCTAAATTAAATTTCATGATAGATGCATATACTGATGCATATTCTTCTATACTAACTCCTGAATTATTTGATATCGCTAATAGCATACCTAATATGTATGGTGTTGACTTTAGAAATATAGACTTGACAAACCCATCAAGTGAGGCTGATAATATTGTGTTAGATAAGATTAATAACTTTAGTAATGATTTTATTTCAAAGTTTTGATATTTATAATAAACAATAATAATTATGTACTATAGATTTGGCGCAAAAGGAGACGATGTAAGAAAAATACAAATCGCATTGGACTTGAATCCTGTGGATGGAATATTTGGCAGAATGACTGAAGCAGCGGTAAAAAACTATCAAGTTAAGTTAGGTCTGCATCCTGATGGAGTTATTACTCCTGAAGTATTAAAAAAATTGTTGGAAGATGATTATACAACTGACTTACAAGAAAGCAGGAATACTCCCCTAAGCATACTAAAATTTTGGATACCTAAAGAACAATATGTATCTCAAGAAACTGAAAAGAAATATTTATTTTTACATCACACAGCAGGTTCTCACAACCCATATAATACTATTGATATTTGGAGTAGAGATGATAGGGGCAGAATAGCTACAGAATTCGTTGTAGGTGGCATATCTCTGACAGGAGATACTAAATATGATGGTGAGATAGTTCAAGCGTTTCCTGAAGGTTATTGGGCTTTTCATCTAGGTAATGTAAACAGATTTATGCAAAGCCATTCAGTAGGTATTGAGATATGTAACTATGGCTACCTAAACAAGATTGGTGATAAATACTATACAGTATACGGTGGATTAGTCGATTCTAAATATGTAACTGACTTAGGATATAATTTTAGAGGCACTAGGTATTACCATAGCTATTCTGACGCTCAAATCGAAGCTTGTAGGAAACTTATACTTTATATAAGAGATAGAGATAATATAGATATATCTAAAGGTATATTGGAGTATCTTAAGAAATTTGACCCTGCAATAGCGTTTGATTTCTTTAATGATGCTGTGGAAGGTAAAATACGAGGTATGCTAACTCATACAAATGTTAGAAAAGATAAATCTGATATTTATCCGCATCCTAAGATGGTGGCTATGTTGAAGAGTTTGGCTTAGTGTGGTATATTAACTTTGAATCTTGATATGCTTTTTTTATTTCACCCATCCAACCATTATTACAAGCAGCTCTATAATATCCATTATGTTCTCTTTTAAAATCATTAACTTTATTATATTTTAAAGCTATTTCTATACATTTATCATAATCATTAAACTCTATTTTTTTTAAATCATTTTGTGTGTGTGGAAAAAAGTTGGATATAATATGTGTTCTAATAGCATACTTATATGCTCCTGAATATTTTTTCTGAAATTCTGATTTATTTCTACATTTAATAGCAACCTCTTTACAATTATCATGTGTCCATGTTGTAGTTTCATTTGTAAGATTTTTAGTCATATCATGTAATTGTTCCTCGGTGATATTCTTTCTATTCCAATGTGGAATATTTTTATTAAATTCTTTCATTGTTTTACAGGTTTGAGCTATTTTTAATATCATTTCATATTTCCATTTGTATGTCCTACCAAGACTACCTGCTTTTGCCTTATTAAGCATTATCCACCCATCTTGCTTATATTTTTTAACCCATTCATCTTCTTTCTGTGGCGCATTTTGTTCATTCAGAGGTCTTCTTGTCAATACTTTATGTATAGGTGTTTCACCACTTTCTTCTATATATAAAAGTACAGGGGATTTTTTTCTGTTCAATTCGACACCCAAATGTTGTTCGTGCCTTCTTCTAATATCACAAGTTAAACCTATATACGCCACCTTATTTTGATGGAATTCATATGCATATATATGACGCTTTTTTAATGTCATTTTTTTCTTAATATGTTTGAGTAATTCATTCCATCCATTTTTACGTATGACTGCATAAGCTGTACAATCATTTTTTGCGGTTGAAAATTCAGTTAGTGATTTATATTTCAATGCAATCTCTTTACATTTTTCATATGTCCAATAACCTTTTGGTTTCACACCAAATTCCATATGTTCTAACAATTCCCTCCAATCATATTTGCAAATAATCTTATATACACTTGCATCTTCTAAATTTTCTCTAAACTCTTTTAGTGTTTTATATTTTAATGCAACTTCTTTAGCTTTTTCATATGTCCAATACCCATTTGGTTTTGAAATATATTGCATATGTGAAATGCACTCTCTAAAAAAAGCCTTGTCTTCTTCTGAATTTTTTAATTTACTATAACCTCTAGCACATCTAAAAATTGATGGCTCACTATTTGACCAATCTCTTTGATTTGTATACTTGGATGCTGAATTTAATATTTCTTGCTTTGTGTATTGTTTATTAATTAATGATATCCCCATATGACTAATAGCTTCAGACATTATACCCAATCTTTTAGCTGAAGCATATTGACCAGGTGCCCCTATTCTAAAATCATTTCTTGTTTTATATTTCAATGCGGATTCAATAACCTCTTCTTTTGTATATGGAGGATGGAGTTCTCTAATTAAATTGACTGTTAATTCATTATACCACCCGTTTCTTCTGATACTCGCTAAAAGACTTGTACTCTGTAAATCTTTTAAATACTTATATTTTTTTATCTCTTCTTTACATCGTTCATAAGTCCATTTGATGTTTATTGTTGAAAAAGGTAATTCCCAATGGGAAATTAATTCATTCCAACCTTTTTTTTGTATCTTCATTAAAACAGAAACATCTTGATTATATAATTCAGAATATGATTCATACTTGCTAACAACTTTTTTACATTCCTCATATGTTAACTTTCTTCTTTCATTTGGGTTTAACTTAAATCCCCCATCAGTACAATTAACAAGATTGCCTAATCCTAAGTTTTTTCTTCCATATTTTGCTATTAATTCTTTTTCTATTTCACAAGCATATTTCCAAGAGATATCTGTGTGAATTATATTAATAGTATAACCATGTTTATTTACAATGTTATGCCAATACGGATTTCTATTATATTTAGAATATGCTCTCTTGTTATTTTCTCCAATACCTACATAAAACACCTCATTGGTATCATTTCTTACATGTTCGTATACGATTGCCATATTAATTTTTTAGTAAAGATACTAAAAATTAATTAATATATTTAAATAATCTATTAAATTTATTAATGTACTAACAATAATGATATACGAACATCTCCTCTTGATGCAGCTAAGTCACCGTCAACACCCGGCAAGATGGCTACAAAGAATCTACCTTTATTTTCAGGAGTATCAAATTTATTTCTTGGATAATTAATAATCCAATCTCCATATCTTAGTATATCATTGATATCGGTTATACCATATCTTTCTTTATATTCACTATATAATAAATCTCTAAACTTTAACCAATGACTCTGAGAATTCCATGCATATGATTTTTTTGGAACTTTAATATATTTTTTAACTCCATCTACTGTTATTTTTGTCTTAACCATAACAGGATTTCCATTCTCATCGTTAAAATCTCTTAAATGAGCATATTTTTTCCAAGTTGGAGTATTTACTATAACTGCTTTATCTGAGCTTACTAAATCATCATTATCGGTATCTATATCCACATCTCCTTTCAACTTATCTACTATAACTGATAATTTAGTTTTCTTGTAATCATTATCTTCATCATTGAATGTAGAATTTATTTTATACATAGAACCCTCAGAAAAATTCAATATAAAATTAGGTAATCTATCTAACTTTTTATATGCTGATGGTTCTTTAGTATATGCGTAGAATATTACAGGTTTATTTGCATTATAAAAATGATTAGCAACATCCTCGGCTAAATCAACATATGCAGGACTGAAAAAATCACCTGAATCATGGTATCTAATTAATAATTGAAATGTAGTTTTTTCTTTGTCAGCCATTTTACTAAATTTGCTGTATAAAGAATTAATCTCAGATATTAATTGATTTTTAAATCCATCATAATCATTTATAAGATAATTTAGCATTCTATTCATTTTCAAAAATGAATTTTCAAACTGTACATAACCTCCTTTCATTGCAAAACATACGTTGATGCAACTTCCTGCCCCGGGACAAGTTGTTGTAATAACAAAAGGTTTATTAGAATCACTCTCATCCACAATCAGACCTCTTAGCGCAGGTAATCCTAAGTTCCAAACAACTTCAAAATCACCTGACGAATGCTTGGCTTTCATATTTTGAGTCAGCATTGTTTTAGGTCTTGTTGATATCAAATCCCTCAGTTTATTTAAATCGTATGGAATTTTATCACTATCAACAATTTTAGTATACTCATTACCACTTTGGTCAAGTATTTTAATTTTGTCAATAGTTTTATTATGTATATAAGGTAACTTAGCTTTTCTACTAAATTTTAACTTACTCAATCTACTTAGTGCATCTTTCTTAGTTCTAAATACATTTTTAGGTATTAGGATATCGTTTGTAGGATTGACTATGTAATTATTATCAGTAGATATCTTCCTAGATGCTTCGGGAGTAAATAACTTATCGGGAATTCTGACACTTTCATCTGAATTATCAACTTCATTATAATCTACAAACCCATAAGTTCCGTCTTTTCTTTTCTGCAATCCGTGCTTATCATAATCTCTGATTGCTACTATAGAATTTAATAAATCAGAAAATTCTAAATCATTATAAGTATTACTGTCTTTTATAATATTATCTAAATCAAGTTCATTATTAGTTTTATATTTTTTATAGAATTTAGAAATACGTCTACGTATTTTACCATCTACTTCATAAGGTTCTATACTTCTTTCAGTTTTAGAATCTTCTAAAGATTCATCTAGTCTTACTAATTCTTTAGAAGCTTTTTCAGGAGTAAAATTTTTACTATACATATCAAAAACAGTTTCCCATGAGGTATTAGTTATTTTAATATCCTTATAAGATATTTCATCAACCATTAATTCTATAAGTTTCTTAATCCAATATTGTTGTTTAATATCAATTTTATTTGGATTTATAGTATTTTCTAATATTTTAGAAAGTTTAGTACTAGTATGTTCTAAAATTTTAGTATTAATTTCAATATTTAATGATTTAATTTTTTTCATAATAGATAGCTGAGCTTTAATTTATTCTGAGATTATATTAATTGTTTTAGGTTGTTGATTTTCTTCATAAGGTATACTAATCGATAATAATCCTTTTGATAACTTAGCTTCAATTCTATTTAAATCATATTTAGCAGATACTTTGTACCCTAAGTCAAATGACCTTTGAGCTATAGATTTGAAAACATAATTGTAGCTATCATCTAATTTTGGCTTATCGTATTTAATTCGCAAAGTATCCAAAGCAGTAGTTATTGATATATCATCTAAATCTGCTCCAACACAAGCTATTTGAATTATCAACCCACTATCTGATTGGATAATGTCTAGTGGGTAATTAATTTTACTATCGTTAACTGAGGTATAATCTACCTTCGTATCAAAGTAATTTTTAAGGAAAACATCCATTGAATTGTATGGAATTTGAACTACATTTCTAATCATTTTTTTTAGTTTTGTGCCTCCTGAGATGGCGGTTTAATAAACGCTCAGCTATCTTATATACTATAAATATATACTAATATTTAATTGTAACAAATATCTTGTTCTAACTGCCCTAAAATAGTAGCACATTCGTAATATTTATAATCTTTTGTATTTTCTCTAATTATATCAGTTGTGAAAAACATTCCTTTTAAGAATATATTTTCATTTTTATAATTTTCTATATCTTGTAAATTGTTGGAATATAAGTGAATTAAATTTAAATCTATGTCAATTACAACATATAAATCATTATTAATATTATCATCTATTCGTTTTAAATCTAAGATGCTATCTGCATCCTCTGAAGTATATTCTATATAACTATCTGAATCATCTTCATCATTCAGTAATTGTAAATTATTATCTGAAGTATACTCTAACATATCATCTGAAAACATAGAATCAAATAAAACTTTGCTAACTTTTTCTAATCCTAATTTAAATAAAGTATTAGTAAAATATAGGATAGATTCATTAGTTAGCTGAGCATAATACTCAGTTATGTTTTCAAAATTTTCAGACTTTTCTGTCATATATTAATTTTTAGTATATTTGGTATATATTCTAAATCTAAATAATTTGCTTGATTTTGTTTACTGAGGTTTGTAGTAATTTTATCAATAAATTTACTTGATTTATCCTCATCTACAAAACCAATCTTAGAGGTATTATTAGATAATGCAGCATGAATACTTCCTGTTTCCGAAATAACATCAAATTTAATTCTTTTGTTTATAGTATATTTTTTTATAATAATGCCAATTTCATATTTTTTTGTAATTGGATTTTGAAATATCACTCTCATATGTTAATGTTTTGTTAATTTTTACTAAAATATATTAAAGTATTAAAAAAATAAGTAACTTCACTAATATATAATATATAATATATTATACTATATATAATGTTACTATATATTTATATAATATTATATTATAATAGTATACTAATATATACTATATTATATATAATATAATAACTATTTAATAATATATTATTATAATATATTTATAAATATATTAAATTTACAATTTAAAAATTATAGTATGATAAAAGATACTTATAAAGGAAATGCAGAGGCTGTTCTTATCGAAACCTCAGAAATGGTTGAAAATATTAAAAGAAGCATTAGACTTAAAACAATGTCTGAAGCTAAGCTGTTAGAATTACTAAATGTTATCCATAAAGACTTGGAGAAATCACTTCATTACATATCACTATGCTAAAAGAAAAATTTGTATTGTTCTTAGTTACATTATCTGCTCTACTTTTATCTGCATCAGCTGCTTTTTTTTCTGTTTACGGATTAAGTAAAGTTTTTGCAGGAGCAGGAGTATCGGTAATTATCATGGCTTCAGTATTGGAGGGTTCTAAACTTATTGCAGCATACTCACTACATCAAAACAAAGACATACTTCCAACGTCTCTTAAGACCTATCTTTCAATTGCTATAGTAGTTTTAATGCTAATAACTTCAGCAGGAATTTATGGATTTTTATCTAATGCATATCAGATAACTTCCAATAAAAATAATATTGCAGAAAGTAAAATAAATATAGTAAGAGCTAAATCCAACAATCTTACAACTAGATTAAAATCATTAGAAGAAGAGAAGGAGTCTATAATAAAAGATATTACTGAGTTAAGAAATGGATTATCTAATAGAACAATGGTTTCCTATATTGATAAAAAATCGGGAGAGAAGGTAACGTCATCATCTTCAGAAACTCGTAAATCATTAGAATCTCAGCTAAATGATGCTACTAAAAGAAGAGACAATGTATCAGATAAGATAGAAGAGATATCCTCACAAGTTGATGGTTTCGAGATTAGTATACTAAATATGGAAACAAATAATGATGCAGCAGCTGAATTAGGCCCTATCATATATTTGAGTAAAGTTACTAACTTACCTATGGATAATCTTATGAATTATTTCATATTAATGATTATATTTGTATTCGACCCATTTGCTATAACCTTAGTTATTACAGTAAGTTACTTAGTTAACAATCTTTCCAAGTCTACTAAAAAAGATGATTTTGCTAGAAATAATTCAGATATATTAGATATCCTAAAAGATGAGGAAACAGATATTACCCAAGCTTACGAAGAAGTAACTTCGAATAACAAAATTAAAAAGAACGCTAAGAAAAGTATTAAGAAAAGCACTAATAAAAATACGGAAGAAGCTAGTATCAAAAAAAAAATATAATAAACCATAAAATGCACAATAAACTAGATGACTTTATTGTGCAAGATGAGTTTATCACGGATGAGTCAAAGATTAAAAACTATAAAGTATCTGTAGTTACCAAACCTAAACCAATATTCAAAATAGTTGATAACGGAAATAAAGTATTGACAAAAGAGAATATTGATGAATTAATTATAGAACCTGTATACGAAGAAATAATATATGACAAAACCGAAAACAATAAGCAAAATTATGCGTTATTAACTCCTGAAGAGTTTCAGGATATGACTGATGAGGATATCAAAACTTGGTATAAAAAAACAAAAAAGTAAAAACAAAAAGTTATGGACACTAAAAATCTTGAAGTACAGTATTCAGAATTTATCAACTACATCGATACATACTTAGTCGATAGAGCTGATTCTCTAAAGAAAATGTATGATTCATTTGGGAATAGATTAGTTCTAGCACCCGCAAGTTCTATTGAGTACTACCACAATGCTTTTGTAGGTGGGTACATTGACCATGTTTTACGAGTAATTGATTTTTCCTTGAAAATGTATGATTTTTATGAGCAAACAAATCAAGACCTATCAGGATTCACAAAATCTAATTTGGTTTTTGTTGCTATGAATCATGATTTAGGTAAATTAGGATTTATTGGTGAAGGCAGAGAGAAGTATATCCCAAATGACAGTGAGTGGCATAGAAAAAATATGGGTAAGATTTATAAAACTAATGACAATATACCATTTAATTTAGTTCCTGATTTAAGTTTATATACTTTACAAAAATTTAATGTTTCTGTTTCTTGGGAGGAATATCTAGGAATCAAAATACATGATGGGTTATACGAGGAGGGTAATAAGGCTTATTTCATAGCTAGGAGTGAGAGCGCATCACTCAGAACAAATTTACAGTATATCATACATATGGCTGATTTAATGGCTTCTAAGTATGAATATGCGACTTGGAAAAATAGTAAGAATACAGAAAAGAATAATATTATTAAAGAATCCAATAGTGCTTTAGATGATTTTAAACAATTGTTTGACAATTCTAAAAAATAACAGTTATGATTATAGCAATATTAATAACATTGAACATAGTTTGTTTTTATGTAATTTATGTAAATTTAAGTAAGATAGCTCGTCTAGGGGATGCCCTAGATGAGTTGGAGGCTGATAATGATGAGTTAATATCATTCATTAGTAATTTAAATACAAGACTTCATATTGATTACACTCACTTGAAAGAAATAGATAGGAGAGGTTCTTTTGAGTCTGATGACGAAGTTGGTTTTGTATTTAACACTATAAAAAGCATTATTGAGGATTCTTTCAAAATTGTTAACGATTTTTTGAAAACAATAGAATCCAATGCCGAAGAAGACATCGAATAAAGATTATTTTACATTAGATGTAGATAGTGCTATAATTAAGTACAATATTTCAGAAAGTATAAAAGAAAAACATTTAATATACACTAAAGAAATTTATCCATCATTAGATAAGTTAGCTGAAAATTTAATAAATACTTATAAGTGTCCTTATATAAATTTAGAATTTGAGGACTTAAAACATGATGTTGTATCATTCCTAACAGAAAAGTTACCTAACTATTCCCAATCAGCGGGTAAAGCATATTCATACTATACAGTTGCAGGAAGAAATTACCTGATTGCTCTCAATACCAAAAATTATAGTAAGAGAAAACAAATGGTTGACTTAGTAGAAGTTGACGAGGAGAGAGATATAGTATACGAAGTTTATCAGAATGACTATAGAGAAGACCTTCACATATTTGTAGATAAGTGGGTAGATGATATGTATCTCAAAATATATACAATATTTAAGAATAATGATGAAATTGCCATTGCTGATTCTATATTGGAATTATTCAAAATGAGAAATATACTAGATGTATTTAACAAGAAAGCAATATATTACATAATACGAGAAAGAACAGGAATTAAGACTCAGAAAATAACAAAAGTTATTAATATACTAAAAAAATATTTTAATAATTCTATGAATGAATATTTTAAAAAGTAATATTTATTAGTATTTATATATAAATGTAGATATGGGAAGTAACAATGATTCTATAGTATTTGATAAAATGTCTTTTTCGGATTTGATGAAAGACATTTACATAACTACAAAAGAGAAAGAGCAAATGATATCTAGGTTGGTTGAGAATATAGAAGGCATGATAAATAGTGCTGAGGATGCTTCAACAATCGGCCCTATTCTTAGAGATTACATCGATTTATCAATTAAGAACGATGACCATCTACTAAAGATGGCAGGAATATTCCAAAGGTCTGTAGCGAGTACTCAAAAATCATCAGGAACAACTGAAATGTATATTCTCTCGGAAGAAGAAAAGAAACAATTACTAGTTGATTATCCTCCTAATAATTTATTAAAATAAATATAGATGTCAATAATATTAGGTGAAGTAATTCAAACAGGTAAGTTAACATATAATGATAATTCAAAAAATTCGGATGGGGATATAATGCCTTTAGGAAGTATCAAAGTTAGATTAATAGCTAATACAGATGTTGAGAATTTAAAAGATGTATATGCAAGACCTATAACTTTAAATTATACTTTTATTCCATTGAACGGAGAATTAGTTGTGTTATTGAAAGCACCGTCTAAGGATGAATCAGGCCCTAAAACCAAGAATATAACATACTACTACTTACCATATCCATTAAATTCTACAGATGATTCTGTTATAAATCAGTTACATGCTTTAACTCAGAGAA